TATTAAAAGGATTGCTACCAGAGGTAAAATTAATATCATCTAATGCCGAAGCTAGTGGCAAAATTCTTGTTACTTTTGCATTTAATAAATCATTTCCAGCAGTAACACCATTAACAATATTTAAAAAGTCACTCATAGTCATAACTGTTCCATCTTTTGTTATGCCGCCTAAATTACTAAAAGTAAGAGTTGGTCTAGGTATTGTTCCTGTGCTTGTATCCTCAAAGCCTTCTATTTTTACAGCAACCCTTTGATAACTATTACCATTAAGCCTTATTTCACCAAAGTTATTTAAATTAGCACCAGCATGAAAACGAAATACAGTATCTAAATTGTTAGGGTTGCCAGTCGGAACATGAAGCCCGACAGTTAATTGAAGCTCAAATAATTCAATCACTGAACTTGGATTGATTTTATTTAATTCTGAAAATGGTATTGCCATTATGGTTCAAACACCTCTTCAAAAGTACAACTTAAAACTACTCTGTTAAGAAAAGGAATTGATGTGCTGTAATTAGTGCAAGTAAAATTTTTAGCTACATTTTCATTTGGTATTGTGAAAGTAAATGACTCACCATCTGTAATTCTTGCATTTAAAAATGTAATAGCAGTATTTGATTCTGTTTGTGATAAATCAAAACTTAAATTTAAACTGACAGGATTTTGATTCAGTCCTTTAGTTAAACGCTGTTGAAACCCATCCCCGAAATCTGTGACATTAATTTTGGGATTTCTTGTTACTGTGTAACCATATTTAGGATTAGCAAAAGGAAAATTAGCCATTAATTTAACAAACCTCCCACTCGTTTTTCATCAACAATAACAGCCTTTACAGCCGCTGCAATTTGCTCTCCAAACTGATTTGCGTCTGGCTCATTGCCTTGCACAGAGGTTCCAGAGGCATCAACATTAACTGTGACATTTGTTGTTCCTCCACCACCTTTTCCAAGTTTACTGTTAGGAATGATATTGCCACCTTTTGAACCCATTTGCAAAATCTCAGGCCCTCTCTCACCAACCAAAAATGCACCACCAGCAGATACTGGCCCGCCTCTTGCTTTGCCCCCACCAAATAATCCAGATAAAAACCCACCTAAGCCTCCACCGCCTCCACCACCAAGAGCATTTCCTATACCATCAAGAGCACTATTTAGAGCAAGGTCTATTAATTTATTTTTTAAGTTGTCTAATACACCTCTCATAGCATCACCAAAAGACTGTGCTCCAGTAATTGAATCTCTAAGACCAGTAACTAAATCATTTCTTACGCTTTCACCAATTTGCTTAAATGTTTCATGTAACTTATCAGCTTCCTCTTTAGCTTTTTTTTCAGCTTCTGTTAGTTCTTCTACTCCTGTTTTAATTTTTGGAATTGTTGTGACTATATTATTTTTTGCGTCAACTTGTTTGTTATTTTCGTCTGTAATTTGTTTTTCAACACCAGAAAACTCAATCAATCCTTCTTTTAGTTGATCTAAATTTTCTTGAGCACCTTTAAGAAAATCTTTTCCAAAATCTTGAATACCTTGAATATTTAAATCTATCTCAGGCAGTTCAAGCCCGCCAAGTAAACGCTTCAACGGCTCTGGTATAAGATTTACAATTTTTTCAAAAGCCTGTCTAAAAAAGTTAACAATATTTTGAGCTAAAGTACCAACGCTTTCTCTTACCCCATTAATAAACCCAGCAATAACTTTTATTCCATTGCCTACAACTCCACCAATTACTTTTCCAATAAATACTGCTTGGTCTGTTGCTTTTGTAATTGCTTCTTTTATGCCTATCCAACCTTGTTCTAAATCAAACAAAACATTAGTAGCTTTTATTCCTAAAGCTTCTCCAATAATTTTTGCGATTTGTCCTACCGCAGCACTAACAGCCCTAACTGGAGCCAACACTATTTTAAATGCAGCACCTAAAGCCTCTACTGTAACTGCGGCTACTTTAAGAGATTCTCTTATTATTATTCCAAACTCAGAGCCTTCTGTTGTGAGATTTGTAAAAGCAGAACCTAACCTTGTCAGTTGTCCTTGTATTGTATTCTGTGCTGTAAATGCAGCTTGAGCAGCAGTATCTTGAGCTTTTGCCTGATTATCTAAATTTTTATTGAAAGTAACTAGCTGGTCATTTAATAAAGGTAAAATTGCAGTTCTAGCTTCAACAGATCCAAACAGCAAAGCAAGAGTTTCTTCACTTGCTCCACCTTTTTCTACAACTTCTGCTAAAACCCCACTCAGTCCTTTACTACTTAAAGCAGTAGCACTAAAATCTATTCCTAGTTTTTCAGCCGCTTTTGCTGCTTCACTGGTCGGTTTTTGTATTGATGCAATAACTTGTCGCAGTCCAGCAAAGGTAGATTCAACAGGCACACCAGTTGCAGTGACAGTAGAAATTGCAGCGTTTAATTCATCTATACTTACACCAGCACCAGCCGCTATAGGTGCAAGACGACCTATTTGTTGAGCATATTGATCGACAACAATTTTACCATCATTCTGTGTTTGGATAAATCCATCAACTAACTTGGCTGCCTGATCTGATTCAAGACCATAAGCATTAAGGACAGAGGTTGTTGCATCAGCAACAGTAGCAAGATCAGAAAAACCACCAGTTGCACCTAACTGTGATGCCTTAAGAACGTCTGAAAGTTCTGCGACCTCACCAAAGCCAGCTGATGCCACATCATAAGATGCTGATAACAAATCAAGCTGTGACACTTGGCCACTAAGCTCATTTGATAAACTTGCTAATTTTGGTGACAAAGCATCTGCGTCAACTCCAAGAGTTTTAATTTTTGCTATTGCAAAGTCTTGTGCAGCTAAATTCCCAAAGGTTTTTGTCAATCCACCTATGACAGCACCAATACCAATTAAAGGCCCTAATAATGGGGCAGCGGCAGCGGCAAGCGTAGTAAAACCACCAGCGGCAACTTTAGCTCCACCTCCTGTAGCTATTAATCCAGCTGGTAATACTTTTAAACTTCCAGTTGTTGCTTTAAGCTTTCCACTTGTACCGCTTATTGTTGTATTAAATTTCTTTGCCTGTCCATCAACATTTCTTAATGCTGTGACAGCTTGTGTGGCATTAACTCTAAGTTCTACATTGGAAACTGCCACAACTAAACAATAACTTATTTAACTATATCTTGATTTGCGTCTTATTGCATCTGCCTCTTTCTTTGCTCTGTCTGATTTTAATTCATAGTATCCAGCAAAAAATACCAACTCCTCCTCTGTGAGTTGTGTCCTTAGTTCACTTACTGTCTTGCCTAATTCTGTTGCAAGGAAAAACTCAAAATTTAGCCAGTTATCCCCCCTTAAGATTCCTTTGCGTTATCAATAGTTGCGTTTTGATTTACACCAAACAAAAATAATTCAATTTCATTTAGTACGTTTTCTGGGAGTTCATTTTGCAAGATTGCAAAGTCGGCTGGGTGAAATGCTTTTGAGCCATCTTCATTCTCTGCTAACTGACAAAGCATATGTGTAGAAACAACTAAAGGGTCATCACTGCCAGCCCTTTGCGTTGCTCTGGCTCTGTCAGCCCTTGTAATAGCTTTAAAATATAAGCTGCATACTGTTTTGCCGTCATTATTTTTAACGTCAAATTTACGTCTTTTAGAAAGGTCAAAAGCTTCCTTTAAAACGTCAAGGGTTTTCTTTTCTGTCATAAATTAAATGCGAAGTATTTTTAATTTACTATATGTCTGAAGTTATTGCACCAGTTGTGATAAATGAAATGTTTATCAACTGTGTTTCTCCAAGTGTTGCACCATATTCAGCATTTGTAATAATTCCAGAAAAAGCTAACTTTTTAGAACTTGCACTACTATCAGGGAACAGTTCAAACAATGCGTCACCAGCATCACCTGTTGTTAAAACATCTTCAACAAAAGCTAAATAATCAGTGTTACCAGCATTGTCATAAATTAATTCTGCTGATCCTTCGCCAGAAATAAGACCACCAATAAAAGTTTTTGATGTATTTCCTTGAACTGTTGTTTCTAATGTGTCCTTAGAAACTGATAATGACCATGACCTTGTTCCAGCAATATCGGCCTCAGTACCAGCCGCATTATGGAACATGATCTTACCACTATCGCCTTTAATAGCTGCCATGACAAAAAAAAGAAAGATTTATAAATATATTAACTCTTTTCAGTCTTTTTTACATCTTTTTTCAATTTTTGTTGACTCTCCATATATCTTTTGCAATTAGGATCCCACATCTGCGGATCTCTCACGCCTTTGACAGCTTCAATAGCGTCAAGCATTTCTTCAGTAATTTCGAGTTTTGGCATGATTAAAGATCCTCATAAATTGAAAATGTTATTCTCATTTGTGTTTGAAACTTACCTTCTGGACTTGAGGTAAGAATCTCAGGCCCTATTGGTGCGTCAAAAATAACATTTGATACTGTCATTCTATTGTATAAATCTCGTAGTCTTTTGCAAATGTTAAAATTTTCACCAGACCCAGTGCCTTGAGCAGTATAAATATTAAAAAGGCAAAGACCAGCAATGTTGTTTGTCGCACTTGTATTTGATCCTTGCGTTAAGTATTGATTTGCTCCAAAGCTAGTAATACATTGTATATATTTATCAACAGTAGATGCGTCAAAAGGAATGTTGTTGAAAACAAGAGGTATTGATGGCCCTATTCTAAACTCATCATTTAAGCGTTTTTCAATAGTTGATCTAACTGTATTTAAGTTAATAGCTGCCATTATATTGATCCTTTTATTTTGTTGTATTCACCATCAGCCCAAGCTTGCAATTCTTTTGCAATAAGTTCTGGAAAGCCAGCTTGTGTATTTTGTCTTGTGCGATATTGATTGTTCCATGATGGTGGCAAGTTTTCTCCAAAACAAACAGGTTCTGCATAAGGTAAATTGTTTGAAATAGTGCCACTAAATTTTTTTATATCTGTTTGCCATGCGTTTCTAAGCTGTCCCCCGCCTTTTGGTTCACCTTCATAAACAACCCTCACTGGTGTTGCTTTCTTTACTCTTGCTGTCCACTCTAAAGTTGTTGCAGCAACTAATGTTTCAACAGCTTGTTCCATTACTTTTGGAATTTGAAGAATAGATATTTCTCTTGTCATATCTACCTCAGAAAAATGTCAAAACTTATTGCAGTATTGCCCTGCTCATTTGTATTGATCTGAACTACTTTATACTCTGTTCCGCTTATTACTACACGATCAAATGTTGTTGGAGTGAAAGTTATATCTCCAGCAGATATGGTTAGTCGTTTATCTTGACTAGAAACTAGGTCAGTTATCTCAGACCTTGTTACGTTGCTCAGGACACCCTTTATACTGACATCAGTTTTGACTTCACTCATTGAACCAGTAGTAGGGTTATATATTCCAGTCGTCACTCTTCTATAAGTAATAGACCCACCAGTAGCCTTAATTGCCGCTGAAGCTGCTTTTTTAAGTGCTGACGCAATACTCATAAGTAATAAGCTATGACCTGACCACTAGCAAGAGTGATGCTTGTAATTACTCCACAAACTTCTGTTGAGGCTTTCATCGTTATACCAGCGATTGTTGAAGAACCATTTTCTGTAATGTTTTCAGCAACAAAAGTAGCACTGGCATCAGCAAGGCAATGAACCTTACCAAATCTGCCTGTGTGTGCAGAAGTGTCAGTAATGATGATTGCTGCTGGATAGTCGTATGGCATTTTTAAGACCTCTTGATTGATAGATTAGCACTTCCCCCTATTCTAAGACCTTTTAAATACTGGTCAATAATAGGTGGTATGCGATCAACTCCCACTCTTCCGTAAAAATTAGGAGTAACATTGATATTTCCAATACTCATAGCTGCAAAATCCTCCAAGCCACTTAAGCCGATACCATCTTTGTTGTTGTTCAAATAAACAGCAAGTTCGATTTGTGCGTTTTTTACTTCCTCTGGAATTTCTGTGTCTGTGTAATAATCAGCGACAATTCTGTTTGGAAAAGTAACGCCATACAAGTTGCTGTACTGATGAGGAATACGAACACCACTTCGAGGCCACATTCTTGCCTGTGTTTTAGCAACCTTATTTCCTAAAAAGTCCTCACGATCAATTCGTCTAGTGCTTGAAAATAATGCACGATTCTTTTCATCATCAGTGCTAGTTCCCCATGCAACTACATCAGCAGACTCAGTAAGTCCTTCTATGTAAGTATTTGCCTGAGCTAATGTGACATAACTGTTAGCTGTTGCACTACCGACTGTTGCCACTATTGCTATTGCCATTTACGGATACCTTTTGAGACTTGCGTTTTGATTTTGGCTTAGAGGTGGAAACTGAAGCTGCCTTTTTAGCAGCTTCGTTTTGTTCCCTCATACGCCTAAAAGCGTACATTGACATTAACTTGACGCACCCTTGAGAGCTACAAAATTAATAACAATCGCTTCACTCAGTGAGCCAGCAGATACGTTAGCAACAGTCACTTTGAAAGATCCTGATGCCATTGTATTGGCGTTCACTAAATATGAACCAGCAGTTCCAGCAGATCCATGACAAGCTACGACAACATCAGTTGCTGCAATTTTGCTGTTTGTCACTGTGAAAGTTACTTCAGCCGCAGCCGCTAAAGCTGCGTTGTT